AATGAGCATATTATAGTGCGTAATACGCGCTGTCTTTTTTCATTGTACTATGGTAACTATCTTACTTAGAATCTAACAATGGACTCTCTGGAAAATGCAAAGATGAGGATGATTTACAACGCGATTCTTCTTGGCTGGACGGTGCGAAAGCTGGATGATGGTCGGTTCGAATTTGTTAAAGAAACAAAGAAGATCACAACGGATGTGAATTCGAACACCTTCCTCAATGATGTGTTTCAAAGATGGCTATCAATTGATTCTAGGAGGCCCTAGACACTAGAGTAGAGATGTGATCAGTGAGGTCACTTGTTCCAGTTTCCACTGATTCTGCTTTGAATGAGCATAGTGGTAATAAGTCTTTTCGTACAACCAGTTGAGAGCCCCATATCCAAGCGCGAGTCCGGTTCCTGTCAGCAACAGGTCTCCATGGCCTTGCCAAACCATTGGTAAGAAAGCGCGAATTGCACAGGAAGTCGCGACTGGAATCCACATCATCTTCTGGTTGAAGCTCTGAGTCTTGCGATATTGTTGTACCTGTTGACGATAGCTTTGCCAGGTTGATACACACTTGTCTAGGTTTCTGTACACATTGGAGAGTCGCAGAATACTGTTAGCAGTCACAAGAGCATCAAGAATCTTGCCCGCTTTCAGAGTTGCTGCATCCAATTCTTCATCACTGACTGTGGTACCAGCATCGCGTGCAAGAGCATAGACACCAACTGCACCAACACCGAGCGCCATCAGAGCAGCTATGGAGCGAACAAGAGCATCACTATCATTCCCATTGGTCCCATCAACCTTGTCTTTCCTTTCACCCCCATCGGACTTTTTCTCACAACAGGGTGTGCGATCCTGACAATTCTTGTGACAAGACAGCATGGAGCTCATTACTCCTACTTCGGCGAGACTTGGGCATCCTCCATTGTTGTTATTATTGTTGTTGTTGATGATGACCGGTGCACTACCCGCACTCTGGGCCCGACTCTGCTCTCTTTTAGAGCGCAGTTTCTCTTTCAATCGTTGTCTCCTCTCCTGCTCTTCTTCGAGCCTTTCTTTCAGAGAGATGTTTTGACGCCGGAGTCGATGTTCCTCCAGCACTTTCGCACGCAGTTCTTCTAGCCCTTTCGCACGCCTCTCACCCTCTATCCAGGATTCCGAGCTGGATGAATCCTCTCCATCAGACCCGATTTCGGATGGCGGAGCACTGGCTTCTGGGTTTGTGTCTGGCTGGCGATGGCGGTTATGACACTGTGGGTCGCACGTGATATTGAGTTTCTGACTCAACAGTGTCAGGAAGGACTCGATCTCAGGCAGGAAGGATTGGCCAGACTCTGTCCGAAGGGTACTCTCAGCAGCAGCAATCTGTGTCTGATGCTTTCGCCTCTCCTCCTCATAGGCAATCTCCTCGGTTTCATCGTTCAAAATATCATATAGATTTGGATAATTGGATTTGGTTTGTGAACTCATGGCGAGAATATGTTGATAGTCGCCACCAGGTCAAAGTTGTTTTCAATTTTGGAGATGGGACCTCGAGTATGAAATTCGAGGTCTCATAAATGCGTTCAGATTGCGTGCAGCATTTGTTATAGAACACATAACCACACTATACTGATGCTTGAATATACACCACTGAAGAGCCTCTTCCAAGATACATCATCAAAACAGGGACAGGACCCAACCAGAACATGTGTTGGTGATTTTTATATTGGTGTTGAGAGCAATGGGACAGCTGTCAAAATAGTCCCCAGACTTGATGAAAACTCGGCACTCTCCTCTGTTCACTCTTACTATCCAGTGTCTCACCGCGCAACATACAAGATCCTCTTGGGGAATCATTCCTCAAGGAGAGCTGATGTAGATTTGTACATCGACAATGAAAAGGTTGGAACATGGAGGGTGCCTGCATGCGACTCCATATTGATCGAGCGTCCTGTCAAGAGCGCAAAGAAGTTTACATTCCTACGTGAAAAGAGTCTCCCTGCCATTCTCTCCGGTATTAGAAGCCATGACCCATCCAACGGGCTGATCCGTGCGGTTTTCCATCCTGAAAAGGTATATCACTGCTTTGGCATTGAAAGCGCTAACGTATTGTGTAGCGATAGCTCTCTCGGTCTTGATGGCATTGCTCCCCAGTGCTTTTCCAGTGGCGCAACAGTGTTGGGAGCTCCAAGCCACCAAAAGTTTCGCACAGTGCAACCGATAAGGGAGTATGATGCTCCTGTAACAATCCATGCCAGGCTGATTGTTCCTGCCAAGCATTCCAGAGATACACAAACATCTCTTCCTCTGAGCAATCCAGTGCCCCCACCCTACAGAGGTCCATTTCCATTCTTAGTACGGAAATCCGCACTATTCGGAAGTAGACGCATATAATGGGTGCAGAATCACAAGCATTTTGGAGGATTAAAATAAATTTTCCAAACTCAAGTATCCACACTCTCTCTGATCTCTGAGAGGGTGGTCAGCGCGCGCTGTTGTGTTGTTGGTTGTGTGGACAAAACTCGATTTTGGAGAGTGGCCATAAGATTGCGACGGTAGGGAGGACGACTGGCCAGAGGAAGGAGGTTGTGCCGGCGATCAGAGAGCCTCCAAACGCTCCGGTAGCAATTGATGCGGCCAAGCAACCGAGATTGATTCGATCGTATCGTGAATGGTATCGAGTCTTTTCATCATAGTAAAGCCCACCCGTCAGATATCCTCCTATCAGTATGCCAATCAGCTTGTACATTCGCTCCATGGCCTCAAAATGAGGAGGTGGCTGTGGCTTCTCTCCCAGTAGCTTCTTCTTCATCGTACAGCCAACTTCACCCATCACCTTTAGACGCCAATCCAATCTCTTCTTCATGTAGCTCCATGATTCTTGGTACTTGACCAGATGTGGGTTGGGAGCATGGATTGTGATCACATACTCCTTGGGAGGTTTCGGTTTGGTGGAGAATGAGCAAGATAGGGCTCGGTTGCCGCCTATTCGCAACAATCGTTGAGTCAACATATTTGAATTGGAGTATCCAATTCAAATAGGGAATAGGAATCAAATTTCCACGCCACGGTTCGATATCACAACAGCAACTCAGGTTTAAGTTCACATGTGTGTAGGTCGTAGTCTTTCTTAGCTGTGCCCAGATTACTCTGATGGCCCTGGGCAGTAAATCTGCGACATCCATCGGCCCCACCTGCCCCAGGCTTTTTCTGCATCTCTACATTGTCCTGGTAAGGATAGAGGAAATACTTCACACGTGTCCGACCTATTTCCTTGCCTCTGGAAGCAGCATACTCTTCGCTTGCCAGATGATCCAAGGCGCGTAAACCAAGTTCGATGTCAGAAACAAGTTCGGATTTGCCTGCATACTGCGTCTGATCGGGGTCCCTGTTTAGCACATCATAAGTGTCATTTGCATGCAGAAGCGCCTGAACCTGATTATACATGGCGACTAATTCGCTCTTCTCATATGTCATGATCACCTTACCTTTGGCAATGCTTCTCTGGCTAATAGTACCAGAACCCTCATTGATGGTGATTTTTTCAAGAGCAGTGAAACTTGCCTTGAACCCATCCTTGCTGGTTACGCGTGGATCATAGAACCCGTAGACCTCTCTACTGAGAGGCAGATTCTCGGCAAGATCTTGCATGATCTTGATTGGGCGATTAGCCTGGATCTGACCAATCGGAGCAAATGCTTTGGTTTGGTCATCGATTGCCAGCACAGGAGTTCCAATCCTGTGACCGATAACACGCCATTTCTTGCTGTTGTTGAAATCTCTTGGATCTCCAACATTTCTCAAGAGGCTGCTGCGTCCGTAGTTGTCTACCCAACCAAAGCTTGGGTCGGTTTCATCTCCACTCTTGAGCAGGAGCAGAAAACGTTTGGCCAAATACTCTATCAAAACTCCCTTCAACGGAGTGAAAACAGCATCGCGGAGCCTGGTACTGATGAAAAACCATTCAAATACTTCTCTCAGCTGCAGTATGGGCAACCTGTCAAGGATCATCTCATAAACATATGGAAGTCTCACTGTGTTCATGTTCTGCTGATACATTCTTGTAAGTCTATCCACAGCTTTTTCTGCGAGGGCGCGGTGGTCTGCTTCTTTAACTTTGCGAACAGCCTCTCTCTCCTCTGTCGAGACCTTGACCTTAAAGTCCTGTGCACGGTCCTTGATCTGCAGAGGTTTGGTGCGATATCTGATGGGGGCTCTGGGATCAGGGACATCGTTTGGTTGGAATACGTAAGCATTACCATGATAGGCAAGAATACCTTCACGCCCCATCTTGTCCATGATCTCGAGTGGAGCCCTACCAGGCGGATCGCCCAGAATCATGTCCAGTGCTTGATAAATGTAGTCTATCTCCATATTCTTGTTCTTCTTACGGATGAGTTGAACAATATCCTTGCTGGTTAGTGCTGGATACTTTTTAAACAGAGACCGGACAAGCTGTACAGCTCGATCTATCTGTACCTTGCTGAAGTACAAGTTATATGTGTCTGTGTTGATCCATTCTGGATCATTCTTCTTCTCCTCATCTGGATTCCATGCACAGGTATAGTCACATTCCATATAATCACAACGACGGGTACCAGGTATGTCGCTTGGGAAAACATTCAGTGGTTTGAAGAAATTACAATCAATGGAATGTATTTTCGAGAGTCTCTCTAGATATTTGGTGACAATATCCTTGTTAAAAGCGCGCCTGAATAGACGCTCATCATTGGTCTCAACCATGATCTCCCAGTTGTCGCGATGCCCTAGATCAGCAGGGACATGGGGTAATTGCTCATAGATCTCGCTGGCATTGCCAGGCCAGCTATCACGGAATGTATCCTGGTAAGTATTCTGGAGCAGCCTGTCTGCATCCAAGCTATTGCGGGGTTTGTGCATCAGAAGCGGTCCAGTTGCACAATATTCGAAAATCATAACATTTCTGAACTGTTGGGGTAGACTAATATGGGAACAGTTACGAATAGCACGACCACGTGCTTGATGAATCTCTGTGAGATTGTGCCATGGATTGAGGATATGTGCCTGTCGAACATTGTAAAGGTTAACACCCTCACCAGACACCTTACTACCAATCACAAACTTAATTAAGCTGCCCCACTTGTTGGCCTTGCTCTTCGTTAGGTTGATGGCAGTATCACGTTTGGCCTTTCCAGTATCAAGAAAGAGGACATAACTTCCCTGGGCAAATTGGTGTGGATCGAGTCCAAGAGGGTCATTCTCTTCACTGCTGCCTGGTTCCTTGTCTCCATTTGGCTTTCTACCCAGTTGATGAATAGGATCAGTATCTAACTTACAACAACGATAGCAGCGAAAGACACGGCGCTTGTAAGGGAGGCTATCATAGCTGAGCAATGGTGCTGATACACTGTCGTAATCATACCTGCCAGTCTCTGCATTGCGTCTGAAAGGTCGCCGTCCCTCTTCTGGGTGATGGTAGCGAACAAAACCATTGACCTCCAAGAAAAGGGCGACACTCAGAGCACCTGCAGAGACGAACCGACAGTATATGAATGTGAACCCACGACTAGATCGTGGCGAGTCCTCACCCTTAATACGATGGAGCAACTGCTGAAATTTGGATGAGAATAGATTGATCTGACCATTCCTGGAGATTTCATTATCATAGCCCAGTCCCTCTTCATGGTATCCCATAAAGTTAATTAACTCCTCTGTGCTGCCTTTCCATCGATATTGTTTTGGTTTTCCACGCACAATCTTTTTCTTGGCACCCGGACCTCCTGCTCCATCCTCACCTTTGCCAACCTCTCCGAAAACAGCTTTGAATCCTTTCTCACCCCACTGAATGCGCCCTCCTTTGACTGGATATACGATTGTGGAGAGTTGAAGGCCCTGAATGGCCAGGTCGCGCCCTCTGACATCGGTTTCAACCCATGAACGGTGAGCAGAGTACTGGACAGCATCGTCCATATGACATTGGACGAGCCCAAGGTTGATGTCTATCCTTCTACCATCATCAGTCGTGATCGCTTCTGGGATTGGAATTGTGAAGTGGTTCTGGTTTATGGTCGAATCGTTCTCAAGGACCGGTCCTGCGGATATATCCAGCAGGGGACGCGGGGTCCACCCATCCCCAGGATATAAAACTTCCGGGAAACTAATTGGATTTTCACCCTGGACATAGCTGATATATCCTTTCACCATGCGTGCAAAGTATTTGTTATCGACACGTTGTTTGATGGGAATAGTAGGGTCATAGGGATCCTGTCCCTTGAACAACTTCTCGTACGTCATCATCTCCTTCTGACCATCATTGATGCGCAAGAGATTGATCAGCTCGATAAACTCTGTCACATCATCACGGATCGGAGTCGCAGTGAGCAGGAGCAGCTTTGTATTCTTGGCCTTGGACAGAATCTCTTTGATCGTGGGTAACTGGGCCTGACTGATGGTCTTTTCGGGTTCTGCTTTACTAAAGCGCGCCTTTCCCTTCCCTCTCTTCTTGGACTTATCATCATCATCGTCGTCATCACCCATTCCAGCAGCCACACCTTTCTTGGTGACCATATTGTGTGCTTCATCAATGACGAACAAACTGTTGCTGAAAAATTCGCCAATATCTATGTTGTAAGTCTCCTTTAGGTCCTTTACATAGTTAGGAAAACCACTACCATACACATTAAAAAATTTGTAGACCTCGCGCTCCCCCTTGCTCCATTTGCTGGTAATGGCGCGTCTGCGTGCATCCTCCTTTTTCTTGCCTCGTACAGGAGGTTGGTAGAAAGTTAGACCAGTACATTGACGTGACCCAGGGTCGAGACCCTGTCTCTGTTCTTCTTTCTCCTCATCGAAATCATATAGAGTATTTTTAAAGTTGGACTCGACCTGACTCGGAGTCAATACATATATCTTCTTTCCCGCAGCCTCAACATAGGGGCGAAGCCCTTCTGATATGGTCACTGCAGAACATGTATTGTGACAGAGAACGCCACCAGCAACATAGTTGTGATGGTTGATGATCTCCAGGTCATAAACATATCCAGTGTACATTTCTGCATAACACTTTTTGATACGGACCAACTGGACTCCGTCTCGTGTAGGCGCTCCTGAGTCGCCACAGAAATCAGAGATTATGGTGGTAAACCGGTCGATGCTCTTTGGTTTAACACGTGCAACGAACACCCCTGCTGTGTGACGGTAGTAGCACTGTATAATGATCCCGAATAGTCCAAGGAGGTGTCCGATTTGTTGAATCAGATGGCGAGATGCGCATTGAATGATAGAGCCTGGACACTCGGTCTGCAGGATCCTGTGCAAAAAGATTTTGACATCAGCAGGATCAGCAGTCATGATTCGATCAGGAACATGGTTTTTACATTTCGTGAGATCAATAAGATGATCCATCTCAACTGTACTCAATCGGATGGTCTGACTGTTCTTCTCATTGTGGAGAATATTGGGGACACTGACATACTGGTTGCTAGTAAAGTCGGTCGACCAACCATTCTCTGTTAGGAGGTGATGATTCTCTGTCAGCCTCAGAAGTTGTCCATCCTCGAGCTCAATCACATTGACTTTTTCGGCGATTGGTTGGCGATATATGTGGTTAACAGGACGCTCGACCATAATTCCATGTTCTTCATCATATGAGTTAACATACAGACTGGCTGATGGTATGGACCATTCTCCACCATCGTAATCAATTTGGATCTGGTCTGGGTCTCTATAGCTTTCCCAAATTTGCTCAATGGGTTTCAGAACACCATTGATATAAACATTGGTTCCTGGAAGCAGGCACTTACCGACACCTACGCCATGAAATAGCATGGCTCCATCATATGGTGTCTCGGAGCTGATAAAGTTTCGAAGAAACTCTTGGTAGGGGCGTAAACTCCTTTCGGAACCACATAGGTCTTCGATCTTGGCAGTTTCAGCATAATTTTCTGAAACTCGTGAACGGTTGAATTCTTTTTTGCGATATATGTGTTCCCTGAATTTTTCATCCTGAATCTCGGGGTAATACATGAAGTCCATTTCCTCAGAAGGAGGAGCTTGACCTCCTCGGTTTTTCCATTTACCCCTCTGACGAGTAGACTTTTTCATCTATATACATACAATACAATTTTTTTGGTCATTGTATCCTTGTGGCTCAGAAGACTTTGTTACCTCAGACCTAGCTAATAGTACTACAATTACAGTAACTGAGATGTGAAAATTCACAAACATTTTGGAGGATTGAAAAACATTTTGGAGGATTGAAAATAAATTTCAAAGTCAAAAAATCTCAGAAAAAAGTGCACGCTACAGCAATGGTAGCTGTACAAGAGTCGGGCTAATAGTTCCTGGTCCAGACAGCT